GTACTGTTCTTCAACCTCTGCATAAAACTGCTCCTGCACCTTCACCGGCATCAAAGCCAGTCGTCCGGTTGCCTTGCGGGCAATGTCTTCGGCGCCTTCGCCTTTTTCGCTTGGCGGGTCGATGCCCATGGCGTTGGCGAGTTCCGGGTTGTCGATCAGGTACTGCCCGACGATCTTGTCACCGTACTTGTTGAGCATGTCCGCCGACTTCACGGAAGTTGCCGACTCGGTGTTGCTTGAGGTGTTGGCATTGAGAGATTTCATCTTGCCAGAAAGAATGGCCGTGGGCCGAATCTCTGCAGGCAAGTCGGCATTCAGAATGGTGTACTTTGGCAGCACCACCTGTCCGGTGCGGTGGATGCGCCCCAGCATCTGCATGAAGATGTTGATGTCTTTCGCCGCCTGCGCCACGATCATGTGCCGCTGCTTTTGGTCTGTGAATTTCTCTGATGCGTGCAGACTGATGCCGGTTGAGCCGGCTACATTCAAGATGATGGCGTCCAGCGTGCCGCTATTGAACTTGCGGGTTGTCTGTACCTTGTCTTTTTGCTCGGTGGCGTCAATTTGGCTCAGTCTTGGCCGCGCCGGGTCGCTGTAGTCAACAGACAGGTTTCGCCCGGTGATTTCTGCCACGGAAAACCCGGCCTTGGTAATCTCGTTGCGCATCCAGTCGATGGGTGACACCGGAATGTCGATATTGAGGCTGTCAATGATCTTTTGCGCTTCTTGGTGAGCCGCCTTGCTGTCTGGGTCCAGCCTATTGAGCGGGATGTACTCCTTCACCTTGTCGCCATTGGGCAACTGACGCACGATGTAGCGGCTGCGTTCCAGCGCCCTCGAAAGCACGGTGCGGTAGTCGAACGATCCGAGCTCGTCCCCCTGCTTGATCTGGTTGGCCTTTGCATACTCATTCAGAAATGAGCCCATGGTGTTCTCAACAGCAATCAGCGGCTTCTCGCCACGCTTGAGCGAGCGAATGGCCTCGTCTGCCGCCTCTTGCGCCTTTAGTCCCAGCAGCATCTGACTGACAAAGTTGTGCACTACGCTTGAAAACTGCGTGTGGTCTACGCTTTGCTGCGCCTGGTTGCCTGCGATGTCCAGAACCCGGCTGCCATTCTGCTCAAGCTCCTTTTGCAGCGCCTTGACGTAGAACTCATGGAACACCCGGTCTGCCCTGACGATAGAGCGCAGCGCCAGTGTCGTTTCATTGGACAGCTTGACGTGCTCGTCGTGGTGCACCGTGTCCGCTCGACTGACAATCTCCACGCCGTCATAGCTGCGCTCACGCCTGAACATTTGTCCGGCCTTGACCAGATTGTTTGACACCACTGTTTGCAGTGGCAGGCCACCGGAGTCCATGGCAGACATCAGCGTGGCATCGTCAGCTACCGCATCGCCAATGTCCGTTTTGAAGTAAACCGGCATGTTGTCAGGGCGCTTGGCATAGGTTGCGGAGAGGTATGTCACGCCACTGGCAAGGCCAAGCGCATCACGAATAAACCCACCTGTGCCAGAGTCTCCGCCTGCGTTGTGTGATTCATCCAGGATGAACACGGCATTGGGTGCCAGCGACAACACGGCCTTACGCTGGATGTTGTCCTTGTTGATCTGCGAGTACGTCATGAACAGGGCGTTTCGGCCCTGCGGCAATTCGCCCATGTTGGCCATTTTTGTCATGATGGCTGTGTGCACGCCCGGACGATTGGCAAACAGTCGCTCGTCGCCAGCGCCCTTGATCGACTCATCCTTGTTCAAGATGAATGGCGCAATGTCGTCGGTACCGATGTCATGCAAATCGCCATACATATCGGTAAACAGCGACGGCTTGTCGGTCACAAAAATAGGCACTTTCCCATTCTTTGCCGCCCACCGGATGATGGCAGCGGCTTGCCTGCCCTTGCCTATGCCCGTCTGGTCCGCAATGATGACGCCCTTGCCGCCCTTGATTTGATGAATGGCAGAAGCTACCGAGTCCACCTGCAGGCCCATGAACGCCTCATGCAGTTCATCGACTGACTTGTAGCCCAGCTCAACGCGGGCAAACTCGTCAATGTCGCCAACTGCGTCTTCCAGGCGGTTCAGTGCATCCTGTGTGGGTCCGGCCATGTTGACCGGGATCAGAACGCCCTCGTCTTTGCGCGCGCTGCGAGGTACGTACTTGGCTTGAAACTGGTTTTCAGCGTCCGCTAGGGCAGAAGTTCCAGAATTTCCATCAGGCTTTGTGGCTGCTGCAGCTCCTGCGTCCCGTTTGCCTCCGACACTTTCGCCAGTGCCGGCATCAGACTGTCGCTCTGCACGATTGCCGTTGCCCACGCTGTCGGCGGCTGGCTTTGCGCTATCGCGTACATTTCTGGCACTTGTTCCAGTGACATCTCCATAGCTTGCTGTGCTTCCTGTGGATTTTCCTGAATCAGCCGGCCCAGTTTTAACTCCAGAAGCGAGAGGTAAAGGTCGTGCGTCATTGCCGTTTTCCCCGGATGAGGAACTGACAGTGCTCGCGCCAGTGCTGGCGGTAGACCGCTTGGCACCCATGCCATGTTGGAATTGCTCATAAACCTCGCTCCATGTGTTTGCTCGTTGAATTGTGCTCGGACTTGGTGCCGTTGTCGAGGTCTTGTTACGACCTTGAATCGTGATGACCCGAACCGGCCATGCTGCGCCTTGACGTTGGTATAGATCTCCATCGACTTCAAAATGGGATATGACGTTGTAGTTTCCATAGAGCCAGTTGAAAAATATGAGGTCGTTGTTGCTCTGCTCACCAGTCACTTTGTTGGCGCCGATGATGAGGGTTGCCCGGCCATCGTCCTTCATGGCCTGCAGCGCGCGCGCAGCGATCAGATGGTCAATCTGGCCAAGTGTGTAGCCATCCACCCTCACCTTGATGGAATTGCCTTGCGCGTCCTTGATAGGGCCGAAGGGCGGGTTTGTGATGACGGTATCAACTGTGCCATCCACGCCAGGAAAACCCTGTGCTGCATCGTTCTGAGTGGGACTGAACCCCTGCGAACGCAGCGACGCCACTCGGTCGTCGTTGATCTCGTTGGCCTGCGTGTTCCAAGCCTTTGCGCCAATCACCAACATGCCATTGCCTGCCGTTGGCTCCAGCACAGTGGTCTTTTCGCTGATGCCTGCGAGTTCGGATGCCACGTAGGCCAGTGGTGCTGGCGTGCTGTAGGCTTGGTTTTCAATGCTGGTGCTGGAACGAATGTTCAACAGAGGCTGCGAAGCATACAAGCGCACCAGGGCATCAAATGTTGATTTTTGCCCATCCTTCTTCGCCACCACACCACGCGCAGCACGCACAATGGCTGTTTCAAGAAGCTCCTGCGCTTGCTTCATGCGCACCGGTGTGGCAGGCTGCAAATCGAAGGCTTCCACCAGCTTTTTCAGAGCCGGATTGTCTTTTGGCATGTTCCCGTCACGAATAGCCTTGTCCAGCACATCAGCCAGAACCGAATTTGCTGCAGAATTGTCTGGCTTGGCTGCCGGTGCTTCGGGTGGTTGCGCAGCATTCAATGCGTCAAGGTGCGCCTCACGAATGAAGTAGCCACCGTTCTTCTTGAAAGTGAATTTGTCGATGGCCTTGGCTTGCGAAAATGACAGGTCCGTGCGAACCACACCGCGCAGGGTCTTGCCCTTGCCGGTGACGTGATCCACGATGTCGGGCGCTGCGCTGGGTGCCGTTGCTGGCTCATTTGGGGAAGCCTTTTTGTCCTCGGTGGCGCTGAGTTCAATGTCAGCAGACTCCACCATTGCGGCGCCGTCCATGCCGTCAAACTGCACCGCCCTCGGGTCAAACTTCACACCCATGTACCAGCTTTTCAGGAATGGCTTCACACCGTCGCCCAGGTCTGCCACCATGGCCTTGGCGTAGGCCGCAAATGACCGCGCGCCCTTCTCAATGTGGTACCCGGCCAGGGTGATGCCATCCATCATCATTTCCGGGTCCAGGCCGCTGTTTGCGCGACCCAGCTTCGATTTCAACCGGGCGCGGGCTGCGGCGGCTGCGTCCTCGGTAAAGATGGTGTTGGCGCTTGGCTTGGGTGTAGGTGTGGGCTCACCAAACACGTCCTGCTGACCTGAAAGGTTCTGCTCGGCATCACCGCCTAGGGTGAAGGTATCGGCTGCAGCCTGCGAGGCTTTGGCTATGTCCTTGCGCTCGCGTTCCTTCTTGTCGATCAGGTCTTGTGCTGCGCGCTGTGCTTTGGCTGAGCGCTCGGCTGCGGCTGCGCGTTCTTCGTCGGCCTTGAGTTGTTCCGGCGTGGTGGCGGCTAGGCCTTCTTGCTCTCCCGCATTGCCCGGTGTGCCAGCATCTTGGCCGCCATCTCCACTGCCTGAGGTGATGGCGTCTTGGAGGGCGCTGCGGGCTGCTTCGTAGAAGGCTTGCTCGGACTGGTCTGCGGTTTCATAGTGGGCATTTTCCTTGATTGTGTCGGCATCTATTCCAAGTGCCTGTGCTTGGGCCAACAGGGCATTGACTTCCAGCTTGATTGGGTCTTGTGCTTCATCATACCCAGCTACTTCCGCATCGTCTAGCGTGAAGCCAAGTTCAGCCACGGATTCAAACGGGTCGTAGTCGTCATCTTGTGCGGCTTCTTGCTGCTGTGCCAGGTGGTCAGCATAAGCTTGGTCGGCGATTTGCTCGGCCACACCATCGGCATACAGCGGGCTGATCTTCTCGCCACTGATGGCGCGCCGAATCATGGCATCCAGTTGCTCCACAGTCCCGTCCACTGGCAGATAGCCCTCTTGGATGGCGTTGACAACCAAATCGCTGGGTTGTTTGCCGGTGCGTTTGAACACCGGTCCGTAGCCGGGGACCATGATGGCACTGCCCTTGGAGTATTCAGATTTCTGGCTGTTGGGCTTGTCCTTTTCGTGGAACAGGCCATGCGTTGCCAAAAACGTCATCATGGGGTTCTTGTCGTAGGCGGCAGAGCGTGATGTTTTCCCGCCCGCTGGCTTCTTGGGTTTGGCCGCCGGTGCTACCGCCTCTGGTATCGGTGCTTCGGCTGCGGGTGCACCCAGGGCTTCCGTGATGCGCGCGCGGGTCTTGGGCGTGATGTCCGCCCAAGCTGTGCGGGCGATCTTGTCGGCCACCAGTTTGGATTTGATGGCCCGGCCTGCCACTGCTTGACGATCCAGGCTTGTCATTCGACCCCATTGCGCACCCTGTTCCGAATCTTGCCCTGATTGCGATATCTGAGCCGGTGCAGCGGTGGCACTTGTTCCAGTATCAGTGACCAGCGGCGTGTTTTTTGGGCCATCCTTCACCCAGGCCTTGAAGTTGCCAAAGGTCATGCTGCTGATGGCCTTCATGCCCTTCCAGCCCTTAGCATAGTTGGCCTGGTAGGCAGTCTTGGCATCTTCCAGATTGTCAAATCCGATCAGAGCTTTGTGCTCGTCAAACTTGCCTGTGTCCGGGTGATTTTGGTCAACCACATACACAATTCCATTGTGATCCAGGGGCGTCCCAGGCTTCACGAAAGCGTCAACATGGTCTTTGTCGTTCCCGATGGTGCCTTTGATGTAGCCATAGTGATGCTGCAGGGTGTTTTCCCATGCCTTGCCGTCACGGTCGGTGCCACTTCGGGTTGACCCAGCCGGGTTCTCAATGGACAAATCCAACCCGTTGATGCTTGCGTGCCCCTTGGGGTAGTTGCCCGCCTTCTTCTGCCCGTCTGTTGGTTGCGTCAGTTCGTTTTTTGGCGACGTGGCGGCGGCATGCGCTGGTTCATCAATGGTCGCCGTGGCACTTGTTCCACTCGGCGTTACTGCAGCCTGGCTCCCACCGGCAAGTGGTACAGGCTCACCCGGTCCAGCACTGGTATCAGCGACTGGTGCACCGGGAATGTTCCCTGCTGGTTGATTTGCAGGCTGCACCAGTGCAGCGCTTGCGCCTGCTGCGGGCTGATCACTTGCTGATTCATTGGCTCCCTGAGCCATTCCGGTAACTGCAGCGCTTGTGCCATTGGTTGCTTTCTGGCGCACGACGAGGCCACGGGCCACGCGCACGATTTCATGGGTATCACCTGCCTTCTTTTGGGCCGTCATGGCGCCCTGCATGGTGGTAAATGGTTTGCCTTGCGTGTTGAGGATGTCGCCGTCAAGCGGCTTGCTCAATTCTTGTGGCGCCGGTCGATCTTCTTCGCGCTGGGCAAATGCTTCTGGCGTCGGCTTTGGCAAGTCGGCCGCGCTGGCCGGTGGTGGCACTTGTTCCACTGTCTGCGCCTGCAATTCTGCCGCCAAACTCGGGTATGCCCTGGCCAGTGCCTGTGCATCACCACCCGCCTTGTTCAAAAACTCCTGCTCAGCCTTATCGCTGGTCGTCAGGAATTCCTTCGGTTTGCCCGCAAGCGTCATCGGCTTTCCATCCGGCCCAGGCACCGTCTGGTCTTTGGTGCCGTTGGCTTTGTCGTTGAGCTCCCGAGCGCGCTGGTTGGCGTGGTCAAGCAGGGTTTGCTCTTGCTCCGGTGTCAGTGCAGCCGGTGCGGGGGCTGCTGGTGCGTTTGATACAGGCGCTGCGCCGGGTGCCACGGGTGTCGTTGGAGCGACTGGTGGCACGCCACCGGCCAAGTTCGCACCGCGCGACAGCGGGCCAACCTCTGGCACCTTGGGGCTTCCGCCAAGCACTTGCGCGCCCATGCCCATGGCACCGCCTGACAACAGGCCCATGACAACGGCTTGGTCCACGCCTTCGTCCAGGGGCTTGCCAAGTGCATAGTTCTGCGTGACTTGCTCTTGCACCGACTGAGGCAATTCTTCCATGAAGCCCTCGGTGAATGCCCCTTCCAGCAGCTTGCGCGTGAAGCCCTTTTGCAGTGCCTGTGGCACATGCGCACCGCCCACAATGAGGGTATCAATGTCGCCAATGCCCATGCTCTTGGCGGCTTTTCCGGCAATGATGCCAAGCCCGCCAGTCAGCGCGCCGGACCCTGCGGCCAGCATGCTTTGCTGCCCTGTCAGGTAGCCATCTGCAGTTTGTTGGCGCATCTGCTCAGCACCGCTGCCAGCGGCCATCACGCCCTCGCCAATGCCTGCGGCTGCATAGCCCGCTGCCTTGGGTGCCATTGCCATCACACCACGGCCAATCACGCCGCCCGCGCCAATCATGGGAATGGACTCACCCACCGCATGAACAATGGTTGACGGGTTACGGATTGCCGCTGCGCCAGTGTCCAGAATGCGCTGACCCAATCCATCCTCGGGGTTCGCCGCGTTCTGCACGGCTGCAAACGCCGCTTTCTGCTCGGGCGAGTAATACTCGTCCAGCATGGCCTTGGCTTCCTTGGGCCGAAACCCGACAGCCCCACCCTCGTTTTCCAGGAACTTGCCCACACTGCCGCCCGTGGCAATGTCGGCCAAGCCTACAGCAGCTTCCGGCACGCCAATGGCGCCCTTCACCGCCGTCAGGATGCCGTCACCGGCAATACGCCGGATGAAACCTGAACTCTCCGGCTCCTGCTGCGCAGGCACACGGCCCGCAGAAATAATGGAATCAAAGACGTCTTGATTCAAGCCTGTGCCGCGCTCGGCCATGAATGCGGGTGTTGGTTTTTTGGTTGCCATGTGGTTTTACTGGGTGATGTTTGCAATCTGCTGACGCTGGGCAGGCGTCGTGTCGCCGCGCGTGATCAGCATCTGAAGCACGGAAAGTGCGTTTTTGTCACCGCGCCGCGCGCCATCAATCGTTGACTGCACATCCCGATAGCCCGCTGCATTGAAGTCTTGTGTGGGTGTTGGTGCTGCAGGCGCTGGGCTTATGCCTGCTCTTGCGGTTGATGCGGGCGACGTGACAACTGGAGCGCTGGACGCTTGTGCTCTTGGCGCCGATGCATCTGCCAATGCCTTGTTGCGCAGCTGTGCCAACATCGCGGGGTCATTCTTCGCCATGGCCTTCAGCGCCTGGTCAACTTCGGCCGCCCTGGCAATCGCTGCCATGGTGTTGCCGCCATTTTTCCCAGCAATGTCCAGTGCCACACGTTGCATGAATTGGGCGCCATTGCCGTCAATTTCGCTTCGGCCCGTCTCGGGGTTGGTGAAACTGTTGAGCTTGACGATGTGTTCATCGGCATCCTTGCTCCAGTACGCGCCAGAACCAGCCGCGCCTGCTGCAACTGACTTCTTAGATGCCTCCAGCCGTTCACGTGCAAGCTCCATGCGCAACTGGTCGGCCTCGGTCTTGCGGGCCAAGTCTTTTTCACGCAGACCAAAGTCACGGTCTTTGTTGGCTTGGTCTGCCTTCTTCTCTGCGGAATGCGTCTTGTAGTCAACCCACTTCATCGGGTCAGCCTTGCTGACTGCAAAGGTGATGGCTTCCTCGGGTGAGGCGAAGGCCATGCGTCCAGCCTCCTTGCCATCCTTGCCGGTAGACACGATGACTGCCCCGCCTTTTCCGTCCTCAGTCGCTGTGTAGATGTTTCCATCGTCAAATTTGTCGGTGGCGAACTGGCTAAACCCGCCCCACCCCTTTTGAAACGATCCAACAATGTTGCGCGCAAACTCGCGGTGGCCCTGAAGCTCCTTTTGCTCCTTCAGTTGCCCTATGGCGGCATCCGTTTGCACGTTGTCGCGCAGCGCGGTACCGGCCAGCGTGTTTCCTTGTGCTGCCAAGTCGGCCATGCGTGTGCGTCGTGCCTCTGGCTTGTTTTGCTCTGTGGCACTGGCATCGGCCAGCCCTTTTTCAGCAAAGCCTCTGGCACTTGTTCCATTTCCGGCGATGTAGCCAAGTGGCTTTGGCTCCTGACCGACAGGCAGTCCCGCATAGGCTGACTCCGGCTGCGGGCCTTCCATTTCGCGCACCGTGGCGGGCGCACCAGCCACTTGCAAGTCCGTACGGTCTTGCTGGGTGCGCTTGATTTCATCCATTCGTGCGGTGTGCAGCTCGTCTTGTTGCCCGTCGAGCTTGTCCTGGCGTTTCTGCTTTTCCTTTTCCTTCTCGCCATTGAGATAGCCCGTGCCCATCCCTGCCAAAAATGCCATTGCGCCTCTGCTCATGCTGATACCCCTTGTTCGATCAGCTTGGCCAATCGGTTGATCTTCTTGTCGAGCGCTTGCACGGCCAGCATGGTCTTTCCGTTAAGTGTGACAAGGTTGATTTTTTCGCTGCCGGGTGCTGCGTCCTCGCCCATATTGGCGTTCACATCCTGCGCCATGGGCCCCGTGCTCTCTCCTGCATCCACCTCGGATTCAGGGATGCCACGCGCAGCCAGCTTGGCCGGGTCGTACTTGAAGTTCTTGACTGGCGTGCTGTTGATCTCGGCCAGTGCCTGCTCAGGGTCGGCCGTTTGAACGTCTGTTTTCAGGTTTTCGTCTGAGTACTTTGAAATGGCCGCGCCGCCCAATTGGCCCACGACGCCCATCAGGCCGGTGTCTTGACTGGCAAGCTCTGCAGATTTGCCGTAAAGCTTCCCTGCACTATTGTTGGCATTGATGGCAGTGCCCCATCCTTGTGCCATTTGTGCAGCGGCCTGATTCCCTTGTGCCAACGTCTGCCCTGCGTTACCGACTGCACTGTTACCCGCATTCAAGGCAATGCCTGCGCTGGTGGCTTGGTTGCTGGCCAGTCCGCGCCCCAGGTTGGCCGCATCCATCTTCCGTGCGTAGCCTTGCGTTTCGACATTCTGGCGGGCGCCTGCTGCAGCCGAAGCTTGGGCCGAAGCTTGAGCGATGGCAGTCTGGTTTCCCATCGCCACAGATCGGCCTGAGCTTGGGTTTACGCCCATGCGAGCCATTGCGCGGGCGTTTTGGTCTCTGGCACTGGAAAACCCCTGTGTGACATCAGCAATAGCCTTGCCAGCCTCTGAGTCGCGCCGGGCCTCAGTGTCATAGCTTGCTGCGTCTGCAACAATCCCTTGTTCAAGCGGGCGAAACGTGTTCTTCTGGTAGTTGGCATAGTCGTTGGACAGTGCCGTGTTGGAGTCCAGCGCGGCCAGTTGGGCGTTGCTCACCCTCTCGTTGGTTGCTGCAGCCTTGGCCCGGTCTGGTGCCGACTCGGCATAAATTTGCTTGTACCACGCCAAACTCTCTTTGGAGAGTTCAGCATTGGCGAGGGCCGCGGCATTTACGCCTGACTGGTCTGGGGCATCGGAGCACATAGGTCTAGTCCTTAAAAAATTTGACGAACTCAGTTGCCACGGGCGTGTAGCCACGGCGTCGCATCAACACATCCGCGTGGTTCACCAATTTGCTGTTGCCGCGAATCTCCCGTATGCCAAGCGACAACAGGCACTTCTCAGCGAAGCGCATCATTGCCATGGCCGCAAAGCCGCCCCGGTGTTCTGGCTTGATGAAAATGGTGTCCTCGCTGGCGTAGCGGGTCTGCGTGTGAATGCTGGTTGACAAGTACATGCGCATGTTTCCGACCAGTTCATTGCCATTTCGCAGGGTGAATTGCAGTAACCCGCCGGCACGTTCGCGCCTGCAGAACTCGGCATAGTCCGGGTCCATTTCAAGCCCGTGGCGGTGCTTCTCGGTTTCTTGCCAATGCAGCTTGTGCAGGACGTGGAGTTCGTCTTGAATGTCCTTGAATCGCTCGGCCTTGATGGCATATCCGGCATACGAAAGCACGCCGAATTGCTCCGGGTCGATGCTTTCATCTGGAACAAGTGCCACTGATGCCTCAATCTCAGCCGCAATTTCAGGCGTCAAAACCTGCCCGAGATAGCTGGCAATGGTCTTGCGAAGTGGGGTGATGTTTGGCACGGTGCGTGGGGTTGTGAAAATCAACCCGTACCGTACCCCTTGGCTTTTTTATCTCAACCCAAACCCGTCCTTGACTGGAAAAATTAACCCGGCAATGCGCACGTGGTGGTCAAATTGGCGCCACCGGCCACACAATCGCCCAAGGGTCCGACTGCAAGGTGATGTCACGCAGCGCCTGACGGTAGGCAACCCACTCAGGCGGAACCAACTGGCCTGCCTCGGTGGCCTTGGTCACGATCCAGTCTGAGTCTGCCAGTAGCTGCGCACGGCGTTGGCGGACAGATGCCCATGCGGCCTCTGGGTCGGCTTGCCATTGCTTGGTGGTGTAGTTGAAGATGTGATGTGGCGATGGTTGTTCTGGAAAATTGACAACCTGACCATTGAGTACATATTGGCGGGTTAAATCCGATTCCACCAGTAGCACCCTCAAGTCTGCCTTGGTGTGCGCCATTTCGTTGTCAATGTCGGATGATGTTCCAGTGCGAACAATCCTTCCTGTCTTTGGGTCATAAGTCGTGTATGCGGTAATCATTTTTTGGTCGCCAATACAAATATGGAGGTGCCATTGCTATTTCTTGCATCAGCAGAGTAGAGGCGTATGGTGTGCAGGCCTGTGATCAAATTTACAACAATGCCTTTTGTCGCCAGCGCCCCCCCTTGTGGAATTTCGCTGATGCGCGACACACCATCTACCGTCAGAGTCATCGTGGCCGTATAACTTTGCACCAAGGTAGCAAGGATAAACACAGAGTACGAAGCACCCGGCGCTCCCTCAAGGTTGTACACAAGCGTTACGTCATGGGACGCTTCCGATGTGTAATCAGGTACCGTTACTTGCTTGTCCCCAATCTTCAACGTGGTCACAGCCAAGTCATCAATGTTGGCATTCTTAATGGCCGCATTCCCAATATACGCATTGGTGATCGCCGCGCCATCCATGAAGTTGTTAATGTTCCCGCTGTTGATCTTCGAGAGCTTACTGACCAGATCGGCTGAGTTGATGACCGTGCCATCCGGGAAGGTGACGTTGTGCCCCAGCTTGACGGCGTTCTGTGTAGCCAGTGCACCCAGGCCAGTTACCTCGCCCGATGTCACCGAATTCTTTGTGGCCAGTTGCCCAAGCCCATTGATGTACGAAACGCCAAGATTGACACCTGACCCCAGGATCACATTGCCAGACTGATCCCGGATGGTCAGCCCGTTCGTGTTGATCTTGGAAGCCGCCAGCCCGCCATCGACAATCATGTCGCCATTGATCACCACGCCAGTCGCAGACCAACTTCCACCATTCCAGTATTTCGTCACGCTGCTGGTGCCTTGGGTGATCGTGATGGCATCACCTATCACTAGGTGACCATTATTCGGCGCCGACGGCCCCCGACCCAAGGCGGAATAAATGGCGTTGCGCGCCAGCGCATCACTCCAGGCGCTGCCAGAGATACCGATGTTGAGCGAGCCGCGCAGCCCATCGCGCAGCGTGCTGCCACCGGCGTCCACCCGCATCGTACCCTTGATGTAAACATCTGAGTTCATGTAAATGCCATTGGCGTCGATACCAAACGGGATGCGCTTGACATCTGCCCCGCCCACATTTCCAGGGAACACCACCGCGAACTTGTCGGCCTCAACAATAAATTCAGAGTAAGCAGGCTGGGTAGGGTGCGCGGGAGAAATGGCTGATAACCCAAACCCTCCAAAAACGCCACCCGCTTGGACTTTCACTGTGTACTCTGCACTCAGCCCCGTCACATTGGAAGCGATGGTGCGCATCTTCTGCTCAATGGTGGCCACTCCCGGCCCACCTCCGTTGAAGTTGTCCAGCCGTGCCTGCACCTGCGTGACTTTGCCAGCCGTGGCCAAGTTCGCACTGGCCGAGGCGTAGGTGGTTTCCCGCACACCGGCCGACACCCCAGCAATGGCGGCCGTCACTTCGGTGATGGTGTAGGCAAGCGACTGCGTTTCTGTCTGGATTTTCTTTTCCAGGCGCACGATGTCGGCGCCGCGCCTGGCCGCTTCTTCGGCGATGTTCACCAGCAGCAGTTTTCGCACCTCCTCGGGCACATCGTCAAAGCGGCTTTGGTCGTCCAGTCGCTTCATCAGGTTTTTGTAAAGCGGGCTCTCGAAGATGCTTTTGGCAAAGGCATCAATCGCCACAGAACCCGTCATCCCGCCACCCAGATTCAGAATCAGTTCGCCCGCATTAGCATTCGCGCTTTTATCGGATCGCAGCGCCTCCAGCCCCCTGGTGGCAGCAAGCAGCTCACGTTGGGTCACACCGCGCTCAGCCGGATTGCCACGGGCGCCAGCGCGCACCTCAAGGTGCTCAGCGACGGCCTGCGCCCAGCGCTGCAAGGCAGGGTCTGTGCTTTTAAGAGCAGGCAGGCCGGGAAGTTTGGCGGGGCCGGTATCACTCATGTTCGTTGCAGCTCCACGGTATGGCCAGCCAGCGTCAATCGCGTGATGCGGGCAGTGGATTCAATCTCGATTTCATGCTCCAGCCAACGGCCGGGCGGAAGGCGTACCGGGGTGATGCCTGTCACCGTCGCGGTGTAGCGCAACTGGTCGTCACCGTACCAATGCACCGTGGCGGGATTGGCGGGCGACTGGTCACCATCCACCTGCAGCCAGGCCAGCGGGGCTTGCGCGGGCAGGACCACCTTGCCGGACTTCCATTTTCCCGTGCGCCGACCGGTACTGAATGCGCGCTTGATCTGTGTCCCACTGACATAAAACACCGCGTCTGTCAGGCTGTCCGTGAAAACCGCGCTGGCGCTGATGTCTACCCGCGTGAGCTTCTTGGCCACCGTATCGAGCGCCAGGCAACCGCCGGTCATGCCGCCATAGGTGCCACTGAACCAGAAGTAGTAGATGCCCTCATGTGCCGCCGCCATGATGCTCGAAGGAACCAGGGCTTGCCAATCCTCCCGGGCGAACAGGGCCGAGGTGATGACCTGCACGCCGTTGCCACTGGCAAAGCAAATGCCATCGGGGGAGGCATACAACACGCCACCCTCCATGCTCACAATCGAGCGCGCACTCAGGCAGGCCTGCGCATCGTCCAACACTTGCTCCGACATCGAGGCCGAGTCCGATCCGCTGATGATCGACGGGTTGGCCGCCGTGCCGACAAACAACGACTGACCAAACACCCCCAGGCCCACAATCGGGTACTTGAGCGGGATCTGGTATTCGGCCGGCCAGGCATAGGGGTGATACGGGTCACAGAACGCCACGAAGTTATCAATGAACCCAGCCATCACGCCATTGGGCATGCCCACCAGGCCGCGCAGGTATGGGTCGTTGCCTTTGGCGGGGATGGGCTGCAAGGCGCTGCCCGACTGCATCCGGTACGGTGGCTCCAGCCAGGTCAGTGTCGGGCACACCTCTTTCAGCTCAGCGCCTTTTTTGCTGTCCGAGTAAGTGGGCAACGCCATGCGGAAATAGTCGAACCCGCCATCAGCCAAAACCACCTTCACCGGGTCCGAGTCAGTCACAGCCAATGGCGGATCAATGTCGCTGCTGGCATTGGCACTGCGGTAGATGCGCCAGCCCACCAGATTGCGCCCGGACGGGAATGGGGCAATGCCCACGGTCACGCTTGAATACTGATCCACGTCCAACAACTCGGTCGGTGGTGATGGTGCGGACTCTTCGCCCCAGTCGTTGACGTAGGTTACGATATAAAAACGTGATTCAATCAACCTGTCAGCATCCACTTTAATTAAGCCATCGGAATTGTTATCAGACCGGATGGTGCCGCGCCTGTTCACAAAGTCCTTAACCCAATCTAGTAATGTATTGTGCCGCTTGATGTAGATGTCTTCAATCTCCGTGGCCAGCTTAGCTGCTGCAGCCTTGGCAGAAGCGATGGCCGCGATTTTTCCAACAACCTCGTTGTCGATCTTGGCTTGGCTATCGGCGTAATCTTTGGCTGCCTTGTTGTACACCACCATGGCAGCATCGTAAGCCAACCACTCCGCATTTCTGGTCGTCATTAGTTGCCTCCATAATCGTAATCGTATTCGGGAACGGTCGGCTTCACTGGCGCAACCGGCGCGGTCACGCTGGTTGGTGGCGACAACACAAAGTCAATCGCTGAATTGATGGCCTTCACCTGCGCATCAAGCGCCGTTCGCAGTGTCTTGATGCTGGCATCATTGGGATCAAAGTACGCTTCCAGCTCCGTCACAATGTCCACTATTTGTGGTTCGGTGAACAACTGCGAGCCGTCGCGCGGGTTCTCGATCAGCCGGATGGCCGTGGATAACGTCGCCGTTGCCGCCACCTTGCCCCAGTACGGCAAGCACAGCACAGGGATGGAGAGCGTCGATCCTGTAAGTTGCGGGCCAATGGTCGGATCATTCAGGCCTGCTGCTTTGGCCGTGTCCAGCGGAAGCACCCGTTCTGCCAGCCAGGGACTGGCCGCATTCTGGGTCATGCCGTACATCGAATAGGCACCCGCCACCGGCAGACCCCCACTCACGCGCGAGCTGATCTGGTTGCCAGCAAGGGTAGTCACCGGCAAACTGGCCAAAAAGGCCTCATGCAGAGCCGGGACCAGCGTTCCATCGGCCCATGCGGTCGCCTCGGTCGAGGTGAAGGACTCGCCTCCACCAGGACGGCAGTCGCATAGAAAGGCGACGGAACACCCATCAGCCTGTCGGCGCCAAGGGCATCAATCGCGCGCGGCTTTTGTGTGCCATCGTTGAAGGTCACGTAGGTGCGTTCAGTGCCGTCATCGTTGATCTGCCCCTTGACATAGCTCTTGTCGGCTGTTTCTGCAATCCATCCGGCCGTATCGAGCGTGCGCACAACCCCGGTTGAGTCCTTGGACAGGCGGTACAGCGTCTTGGCGCCAGCCTGGGCCGATCCCACCACGCTATCAGACTGCAAAGGCCGAAACTCAGTGGCCGTTGCCAGCAAGTTGCTGTTGATCTGGGCAGTTCCAGCTGGCAAGGCGCGTGCTGAAACTCTAGGAATCTCACCGCCAAAATTTGTGACGTCAATGAAGCTCATTTTGAGCGAGCCCTTTTAAAACCACACTTTTGATGTGCGAATGGTGGACCTTGCAAACCCGGTTAACGCGTCAGCTTTGGCATCTGCAATAGCCCCATCCCATAGCATTTTTGCAACGCCTGCACCATCCGGGTCGTGATAATCCTTGCCCTTGGAAAGCAGGATTCTGGATAACGCACCATGCCCAATGGCTTCCATGTACTGGCCCATGGCGTCAGGGACGGCTGTTGCGCTGATGGTTGGCATGACGGCCGCGTAAGTCACAACAGAAAGGCCAGCCTGTTGCGCTGGTCGCAATTCAAACCCACTGAGAGTGCCATAGGCGTATGGGCTTGCATTGCCCGCGTTGTCAAGGTGCTTTCCGTGGGCTGGATCAACAACAGAGATGTCATTGCCCGAGAGTTTTAGACTTAGCAGCTTGCAAACTTGCTGGCCCTCTTCAACCTCGTACTCATAACTTGTGGCCAGTGCCTCGGTTGGAATGGGCTCTTGATATTCCCGCCAGATCAACGCCTTGCGACATAACTCAATGATGGCTAACCGCGTATTGAAGATGGCCAGAATGTCGGGGCAGCCCTTGGCGCGCGGCAAGATAAGTGGCAAAAAATCATTGAGCGTCATGATGCTGCGCCAATTGGCTCAGGCGCAAACGGCAAGCGCTGCAAGTTGGGGTTGTTGCCTGTGAGTGCCGTCACCTTGGCATTAAGCGAGCCTGCAAATAAGCTTGTGTAGTTGGCGGCAGCCGGGCCATTGTTTGCGAACTGTGCGTCTTTCATGAAGGCGCGCGCGCAGGTATAGTTCACCAGGTCGTCGATATGCTCGTCAGCAACACCAATCTTTGTTGTGCTAGAGCCATCAATCAGATAGAGCTCTGCGCCAACTGTGCCTGTGTTGGGGATGGCAATAGGTTGTGCGGTGTAGGCTACCTCTGCCCACATTACAAGCGAAGCTGGCACACCGGGCGTCACATAAAAGTATCTTGGCATGCGTGGGTCATACATGTAACCGGCCACTGATTTTCCGGTTACGGTATGCCAATTTGGACTTTGTGTGTCCATTACTTCGCGGCCATCTGTAAACAGGCGAATGCTGTTGCCTGGTGTTGCGCCATCTGCGCCCATGTTGCGAATCACATCCAGCACTTGCGTACCAAGAATAGACGCTGCAGGCACCGAGCCATCGCCGGGCTTGCAGTTGGCCGCTTGAATGGTTTCAATGCTTTGGCGCGTGCCTGGAGACAGCTTGATCGCATCAATGCGCGAGCAGGCGGCAGGCAGGAATTTTGTGATGGCCAAGTGGGCGTCGTTGAGCCAGTTGACGATTTCCTTTTCTGGCCAGCGAGTGAACTGAGGGCTCACATCCTGCAACAGTGAGCTTATTCGCCAGATGGCGTCTTTGACCAGAATTGTGCCTGCCATGGCTTAACCCTCGGAGTTCAGAAATTCAACGATCTTGTCGCGAATGGTGTCGCCTTTTGCTTTGGAGTGAACCTTGATGCCGTTGGCCTCAGCGAAGGCGTGTAATTCAGCGTCTGACAACGGGCGCAAATCAAGCACCGTGTCGGCTTCTTCATCGCGCAAAATGTAGGGCGATTCACCTTCTGCGGGTGGCACTTGTTCCACTTTGCGTTGATCTATTGGAACTTGTTCCACCAGAATGGGGGCCATTGGCGCATCCACTTGCTCACCGTAGAGGCGAAAGCCGGTCGGAGTTTGCAGCAGCCGGTCAACCACGCCCTGCTCGGCAACATCACACACCACATCACCCTTTTCATTGGGCTCAAACACCAGCTTTACATCTGGGAACTGGTGCACATAGGTCTTTGTGCGTTTGTAGGCTTGAACGAATAACATGCAAATCTCCTTGTGTCTCAAAAAAGGGGTGATCTTGACGACCACCCCGAAAACTCACCTACGGAGAATCAGCCCTGCAACAGCATCAGCAGTTGGCCGACCTTGCCGGAGCCCGCATAAGTTGCTGCAGCCGTGGTGCACTTCAGCACGATTTCACGGTCGCCGGACAGGGTTGACGTCGCCTTCACTTGGCCTTGTGCTGCAACACTGGATGCGTTGCGCACGATGGCCGTGCTTTGGCCTGCCGTCAATGCAGAGCCCCACACCTCAGTGCCGATGTCAGTAGAGACGGGCACAGCCAATGTGGCGTTGGACACGCCAAGGGACCATGCAATCGCAGCGGCACCGGTGTCAATGTCCGGAAACACCAGCGCCCAATCCAGGCACTTGTAGCCATCAGGCAGGGTGCACAACTGGATCAGGTCATTGACCGCATAGGCAGCTGAGGAAAACTCCACATCCACAGCCGTCCACTCGGGATAGGCTTCAGTCGGGAGGACAAGGGGCTTCACATTGTTGAAGCATTTGGTTTGGGTCTTAGCCATGATGAATTCCTTTGGGAGTTTGGAGGGTTAGGCAGACAGCCCCGAAGGGCCATCTGGTCTATCAGGCCACGTCGGCGCAGTAGGTGTCCAAGGCGATCACGCCGAAGTCACGGGTCACAGCGCCGTCTTTGCTCTTGTACGTGGATTTCTTCACGCCCATGATGCAATGTGTGCCGATTTCGACTTGATCCTCGTGGTCAGTCATCACTTCGGTCCAGCGGTAGCGAGTGCCCATACCGCCGCTTGAGCCGTAGGCCAGTTCACCGGCTTGTGAGCCAAGGAACAGCGCGCGGGCGCCCTTGACAGCGCCGCCGCCCCAGGTGTTGAAACGCATCACGTTGCGGTGCTTGTGGATCACGCAATCGGCGTACATGCCGCCACTGTTCTTGAACAGCAAGGCATTGGAGCCGGAAGCAGCCGCAGCAGCCTTCTGGATGTCCAACCACTGGCCGGTGGAGGCATTGGCCTTCATCGCGTCGTACTGGAAGGTGTGGCACAGAACCACATAACACTTCTTGCCATCCACGTTCACCGGGACCATGCTCAACTCGTTGGAGCCGTCGCCGCCCATGGTTTCCGCCTTGGCCACCGCCCGGTCAATCAGGCGCAGGTCAAAGCCGTCATCAGTGCCAATGTCGCCTTGTGCCGTTGCGTTGCCGCCGAACATCTGGTGCATGGCATCAGGCGCGGTGATAGCGTTCACGTTGAACATGGCGTTCGTGGCGGTCCACAGGTAGCCAGTGCCGCCGTAGTTGCCAAATCCACCCGACAGGTAGATGAAGTGCAACTCGTCCTGCAGGCGCGCCCACCAGTCTTTCATGACGATCTTGGCATCTTCACGCAGGTTGCGCAGAGTTGCCTTGCTGGTCACGCGGTCACCCGCACCCACAGCACCACGCACCTGATCGATGCGAAGCTTGTCGGTGAAATACTTCAGCGGTGCGCCACGGCCTTCGAGCTTGGCTTGCACCACGGGCTCCATGGACATGGGCATCAAGAGGTCAACCGTGACTTCAAGGCCAGCGTCTTTTTCCAAGTCAGTGATGACCTGAATTGGCGTGCGAGCGCGTTTGCTCTCGGATGCCATGGAAGACGAAAAGTACGACTCGCGGTTGATGGCAACAGCGAGGTCAGTACCCCATTTCTTTACTTCTTGCGGGTCATTGACCCCGAACTTGGTTTGCATATAGTGCTCCTGGTTAGATTTCCACAGGGCTGCACTACTGCGCGGCCAATTGACGAAATTAAGGCTTTCGTTACGCCTTTACCCTCATCACCTCACGCCCAACTTCGCAAAATTCGCCATGGCTGGCGTCATGCGATGCACGGTGGTCGGCTTGGTGAAGTCCAATCGAATCCGAGCGCGTTGCCCGGATTTCTCTTCAATTCGCAATTTGATGCCATCACCGATGGCGATTGACTCGCCAGGGCGGATTTCACCAAACCACGTATTCTTTTCGGTCACTCTGCCATCCATCGGTCACGTTGATCGTTTGACAATGCTGCGTGCGCCTTCTCCAGTGCAAGGCCTTCAAGATTGCGCATGTGTGCAAACTCGTCGGCATTGACTGAACCAGTTGCTGCAACAGGTACGCTACGAAGTGTCGGGGGAATTTCAGCCGGGTCAACTCCATTGCGGGCAGTGGGTGCCACTTTTTTTGCAGCAGGCACAAAGCCCAAGTCGTCCTTGGTCAGCCGGTGCGCCTCGGCCAGAAACCACGGGGCATCCCGGTTCTCGTTCTTCGGGTCCGCACCCAAGGCTTTCAGATTGGTGTTGTACGCAGCCAGCAGGGCAGGCTTGGCTTTGTAGTCCAGTCCTTCGGCCTTGAATGCGTTGAATGCCTGCGCTTCGGACTTACTCCACTCGGCGCGTGCGCTCTGCTCTGCCGCTTGGGTGTTGGCCTGCTCAAAGATGCTGGCAGTCAGCGCCTTGGTCTTGAGCTCGTCTTTGGCCACTTCAGTGCGGTCTCGGATTTCTTGGTACGCATCAGCTTCGATCTCACCGGCCATCAGTTGCTTGAAGGCGGTGCGCTCTTCCGTGGTGAGTGCTGCAATCTGCTCTTTGGCATCGGCCGGCACCTCGGCGCTGTACTGCGGCACAAAGGTTTCGCGTGGCACTTGTTCCACTTCAACCTTGGGAGCAGCAGCGGCAGCGGCCTCTTGTTCGGCGGCTGCAGCGGCATGTGGATCACTGGCACTTGTTCCACTGTCATCGGCTGGCACATCCAGCAAAGCGGCAATTTCGGACTTGGCAAGCATGCTCAGGTCCTGCTCGGTGTAGCCCTGTGCGTTGAGGGTGGCGAGGTCGGTTTCGTTGATGTCGAGTGTCATGGTGGGTTCTCTCTTGGTGGTGATTAATTAAGGTCTGCGTTCAGTGTCATCGTGTCGATGCCATTCCCGGTGCTTGAATCAAGCGCCATTGCGACTTCAACTGCTTCTGGTGCTGTTTTGCCAAGGTGCATTGCAGCCATTGCGTAATCGCGGCCTGAACCGATGGCATAGAAGGGTGATTCGATCTTGAATGGGATTGGCCCACGCTCGAATTTCAGAATGGTCTTGTCTGGCTGGATTACGAGAAGCCCAACGAAGTCAGAGTTATCACGCTGAAACGGTGGAAGCTTCTCCGGGTTTGCCCCTGCTGCAAACCACGCCACAGTCTCCTGAATGCGGTCGAAGTCTCCGGCGGCGGCAACCAAACACCCGCGCGCACGAAACAGCTTGGTAACGACAAATATCATTCCGCTGTTCACTGCGCGCTTGTCTGCGGCCAGTGTGTGGCCGTCCCATGCGATGGTGGTCACTCGATAACCATCCAGTCTTCAGCCAACACGTCGGTCTGACTGGCAAGCCATGGAACAAACTTTTCATCGGCTGTCTTCATGCCGATCCACGGCAGCGCGTTCAGGGCGGCATACTCAAAGGCGATCTTGTCTGCCAAATCAGCAGGAACTAGCTTGAGCCACATACCCTTGCCATTCCATCCTGAACGTGCAACACGCTTTCCCAACTTAAGCATGTGCAGCGCGTCACCAAATGTCAGCGCCTGCACAGGGCCTTCAATGTCGCGGTAGGCGGCTTCAAACTGAGCCTTGGGACTCCAGCTTGTGTAGCCATCCTCATACTTGACGCCATAGCCGGGTGCTCCATCTTTTCCGACTGCGGCCCAAGCTGTGATGATTTTTGTTCCAATGTATTTGTGTGTCATGGTTCTCTTTCGTGGATGGTTAAATCATTGGCCCGTTGTCGGCGCCTGTTGGGGTTTCAATGCCTGCTTGCATGCCTTCCAGCCCAGTTGCGCTGTCTGGCGGCGCTTGCGGCACCATGGCCGGGTCGATGCCCTGCTCTTGTTGTGCTGGGTCCGATGCCGGGATTCCGGCTTCGGGATTTACTGGCACTTGTTCCACTGGCGCGGCAATTTCCGGCTGCGGGATGTTGGGGTCTTGCCCTGCCTGGTCCTTGAAGCCTGCACCCTGTGCAATCGTGTCGGCAATCGGGGCTACCGTGGGGTTCAGTGCCACCACTTGAGCTGCTTGGAGTGCGCTGAACATGGCTTCCACCCGCTTCAACAGGGCTTCGGTGTCCAGTTTTGCAATCTTTCCCTTGAGTTCGTCCAGTTGCAGTTGAATTTGCTCCTTCTGCATGGCCTTGGCTTCCTTGGCCTCGGCTTCGCCCTGTTGCATGGCCTGCTGCTCTTCGGGTGTCGGTGCTTTGGTCGGGTCGCGCTGGCCGTTGAGCTTGCGAATGCGCGACACCCACTCGTCCTTGCTCTTAATTTCAGCCGAATCAACGACCAAATCCAGCACATTCATGACCACCTGGGGTGCATACGTGGCAATCTTTCCTAGCAGCTCCATCATTTGTTCCATTGCAGCCTGGGCGTAGGTTTCGCGGTAGTCGCGCTCACCAATGATGTAGTCGGCCTCGTTGCTGGCGATGTCGTTCAGCACCGAACCATCTTCCTGCGGGTCGTTCACCGTCACCCATTGCACCGGCTGGCCTTCGCCAACAACCCGGATCACCTGCTTTTCGGTCATGAACTGCTCAATGTGGCTCAATCGCAGGCGCCCGGCCAGTTGCTTCGCCAGACGCAGGTTATCGGGCAACTCGCTCACCACCAGTGAGCCTTGATCTTGCTGCAGTCCGATGGCCTTGCCTGAAATGGCGTTGGAGTCACGCCCAAGATTGGCATCCGTCACGCCCCCCGCATTGCGCAGCATTTCACGGTCAAACGCCAGCAGTTCAAGGTTTGATTGCATGTCGGCCGTAGGCTTGTCAAAGCGCACCATGTCCAGCCGCTTGACTTCAAGAGCCATGTCCGGGCGTGCCGCCTCTTGGCGTGCCACTTCTGCGTCCTTGAATGCGCCTGCTTCGTAGGTCATGCGGTTGCTCGATGCCGCATAGATGGCCTTGGATGCCCGCTTGTTGATGTCGTCGTTGATGTCGCGCATACCACGCATGAGGCCGTAGCAAAGCCCATCCCGCCCGCGCCGGTAGCCCCAGATTGGCACCAGCAGGAAGTTTTGATGCTTGAGCGGACTCTTGCCATCCCACAAGGGCGCGGCCTCGGTGGCAATCATCACACGCATGCGCTGGGTCACTGCGGAATACATCTTCCAGCGATCAGTTTCGAGCTGGGTATGGCCTGGGTTCTTCGGGTTAAATTCCTTGCCGCGTTGTGGGCCACTGGCAAACACCTTGA